CGGAAACCGAAGCACGAACGCCGCGCAAACCGATATTCAAATCTTGGAGACCTATGGCTTCAGCAATCAATCCGGTAGATCAAATCCTGCCGTCCGTGATCGGGTGGCTGCTGTTCAAGCTGTGTTGGAAAATGGGAAAGGACAAGTAAGGCTGCAGGTTACGAAGAACTGTAAGCGTACGATTGAATGTCTTGAGCTGCAGAGCTACACAGAAAAAGGCGATCCTGATAAAGATGCAGGATACGACCACATGAATGACGCGCTTGGTTATGCGATCTGGCGGTTGTTTAACCCATTGCACGCAAGATCTGGGCGTGGCACCGGCATTAGAATCTATTGAGATTGCCGCTTTAGTGCTATGGCACGCCGTCGCCGTTACGCTCGTGATAATCGTGGGCGGTTTGCCAGTGCTGGTGCAACTGCCCGTGGCGGCAGGCTGAAGACTGCTAGCGGCAAGAAACGTGAAACGCAGACGATGAAGACCAGCGGTGGCGGTGTCGCTGGGACGATTAGGCGTGGCAACAAAACACCAAAAGCATCGGCAAAACCTGCCAGCAGTATTAGATCAACAAATAAGCTTGCTCGTCCAAAGCCACAAAATCAACGCATTGCGACTGGTGGTAAGTTTGGGGCAAAGAACACCATTAAGCCTGGCCCCAAGTCACCGCGCACCAAGATGAACAAAGCGATTGACAATGTGATCGCTAAAGGTAAAGACCTGAAAGGCGCAAGAGAAAAACTTCAAGGCTTGAAAAATCAAGCTGATGCCTTGAGAGGCAAAATGAATGCACAAGACAAAGCCCGTGCGCAGAAAGCATTTGACAAGCCTTCTGTTACCGACAAGCGCAGCCGTGACTACCGTGGCAGGTTAACCAAAGAAGGTAGGAGACAAGACCCCTCCACAGGTGGTAAAAAGAAGCGTAAAAAGCGTGGATAAACTGAAGTGAGAAGCTGCTTCACTGTCCATGGCACGCCGTTATGTTCGCGACGCTAAAGGCAGATTTGCGTCTAAAGGTTATGGCGGACAGACTGGTGGCCGTGGTGCAAGGCTAAAGAGCGCTGGCAAGACGCGTGCTGGTGGCGGTAGTCGTATTGATACAGGTACGGGTAAACCTGCTGGCACGATTTCACGCACAAAGCGCGGCCGCAGCTCTGACGCAGCAGAGCGCATGATCAAGCGTGATACTGCTAGCAACAAGGTGGCACCATCCCCGCGTCAGTTGACAAAAAACGAGAAGATTGCGCGGGATGTGATGGCGGATAAAAGATTCCGCTCTGATCGGCAACGTATTGCTGAGATGCAGCGCCGTGGTGTTAGCCCTAACACCGATTTTGTTGGGCTTGCATCAGATGCCAAACGGAAGGGTGGTGGGACAGCTGGTGGTGCTCCCATTTCATATGTCAACAACAAACCCAAACCTGCTGGCAGTTTGACGCCTAAGTCAAAGATTCGAGCACGAATGGCAGCTCAGGCAAAGGCCAGCCAAGCTGCTAACGCTGGCAACTACCAAAGAAGATTTCAGTCAGATCGCACTAAGGCGGCGGCGGCGCAATACCGCGCTTCTGGTTCTAAGGGGCAAAAATACAGCACGATCAAAAATCCAGCACCTGAAGGCTCTGCGCCTTTTGCAGTAACTGGCAGCACTTACCAAGGGCGTAAAAATGCTGCAGCAGGACGCGCTGCTAGAGATGCAAGGCCAGCACAGGTGAGTGCGCGAGGTAAAGTTCGCAAGCCAGCTCAGAACTTTAAGCCTGCAGTTCCAGGTAAATCCGCACCAGACAACGCACGTACACGCGCCAACAAGCTTAGGACTGCTCAAAACAAAGTGCGTATGTATAGCGAAACCACTAGCAGATCAGCTCAAAATGCTATCAGCCGTCGAGATGCAGCGTTGCGCGCTCGTCCGCAAGGCACGCCTGGTAACGTCATCTTTCGCTCCAAAGGTCGCGCCGCGAATCGCTTTCAGCAGCGTGCAAGTGATTTGACGCAAAGAGTAAAGAGTGATCTTGCGTTCGGTAAGGGTAAGGGTATATATAGCGCCACTGGTGGCGGTGGCGGCAGTGGTTTGCGACGTCGAGACACTGGCGATCGCCAAACGTCTATGTTTGGCAAGCCTGCGCCGCTGTATAAAACTTCCAAAGTTTCTTCTGTTAGGCGTCGTCGTCGCTGATATACTTCGACGGTTTACAGCTTCACTATGGATTCATTTTTTGACAAGCTCACGACTCTTCTCGCAGAGTCTGAGCTTTCTTACATTGAAATGATCGGCGCGCTTGAAATTATGAAAGCTGAGCTGATTGAAGAAATGGGCGCAGAGGATGACGATGAAGCCTAAAGTCACTGCCGTAGGTCGCCTGCTCAAGTCAAAGCATGGCGAACCGCGCAAGCATCAGGTCATCAAAATCGACGCTGATGGCAAGGCGCAAATTACCAAGAACAAAACACTAGACAACGGTTGAATCTTTTAGTACCTTGGGCATGTTCTATTGTTTTGAACATGCTCGAAGGCACTGAACTACTCAAAAAATGCCGCCAGCTCGGTGATGTCCCACGTTCTGAGCTTGTCCGTGAATGCGGCTACATCAGCGTTACCGCTGAAGGCAACGAATCGCTGAACTACACCGCTTTTTATGAAGCGTTGCTAATGGCCAAAGGCGTTGACCTAAAAAAGCCTAAAAAAATGGGTCGCAGGCTTACGCACAAAACCAAAGTGCAAGGCAACGGCAACCTTTTGGTAGGCAGTGCTTACATCAAGGAACTAGGCTTTGAGCCTGGCCAAGAGTTTGAAATTAAACTTGGCCGAAATAGCGTGCAACTGACTGCTGCTACCGCAGCGGCTTAAACTGTCGCTATAGACCTGTGAGATTGCGCCGTGTACTCCGGTTACAACTTTTATGACCGTCAGCGTGCGGCAAAAGTCTCACAGGTCAACGATCCAAATGCAGCTTGGGTAAATCAAGAGCCACATTGGATCCTGATTGAAGATTTGCAAGGCGGTAGCTATGAGATGCGCCGTAAGCATCGGCGTTACCTGCCGCAAGAACCGCGAGAACTAGATGAAGCTTATGACAATCGTCTAGCGCGTTCTACTTGTCCGCCTTATTTTGTGCGGCTTGAGCGAATGCTTGCAGGTATGTTGACTCGCAAACCTGTAAGGCTAAATGATGTCTCAGACACCATCCGTGAGCAGTTGTTTGATGTAGACCTACAAGGCAACGATCTTAACGTCTGGTGTTATGAAACAGCTCGTCGCTGCATACGTTATGGCCATGTGGGTGTGTTGGTCGATGCTCCTGCTGCTGGGAGCAACGGCAGACCGTATTGGGTAACTTATACGCCGCGTGAAATTTTAGGTTGGCGCACTGAACTTGTTGATGGCGCTCAGAAGCTTGTGCAGCTTCGTTTGCTTGAAAAGGTTATTCAGCCTGATGGTGAATATGGCGAAAAAGAGGTTGAACAGGTGCGAGTGTTGACGCCTGGCAGATTTGAAATTCACCAGCGTGACACTAAAGGTGAACTGAAGAAAATTGAAGAAGGCACTACAAGCCTCGACTATATTCCGTTCACCGTTGCTTATAGCAATCGCGTCAACGTGATGGAATCACGCCCACCGATGGAAGATATTGCGGAGCTGAATCTTAAGGCTTATCAAGTTCAATCTGACCTTGATAATCAGCTACATATTTCGGCTGTCCCAATGCTTGCGTTTTATGGTTTCCCATCTGCGGCAGAAGAAGTTAGCGCCGGTCCTGGTGAAGCTATTGCTTTCCCTGCTGATGGGCGTGCTGAATATATTGAGCCAGGCGGAAAGAGCTATGACGCCCAATTTAAGCGACTGGAACAAATTGCAGGACAGATCAATGAGCTTGGATTGTCGGCTGTCTTAGGTCAAAAGCTAAGCGCTGAAACTGCAGAGGCTAAGCGTATTGATCGCAGCCAAGGTGATTCAACCATGATGGTGATCGCTCAAAATATGCAAGACATGATTGATAATTGTTTGCAGTATCACGCAGATTATCTGCAAGAATCTCAGGTTGGCAGCAGCTTTGTTAATCGTGATTTCCTTGGCGCTCGGCTTGAGCCACAAGAGATTCAGTCATTGTTGCAGCTTTACACCGCAGGCACCATCACTCAGGAGACATTGTTAAATCAGCTTGCCGAAGGCGAGGTGCTGGGCGATGATTTTGAAGTTGAAGCCGAACTTGAGGCAACTCAAAACGGCGGCTTGATCGAGATGCAACGGCCTGAGCCTGAAGCATCTTCGTCCATGCCTGAGGCTTCAGCTGAACCTGAACAAGAGGACGAAATCCCGGCATGATGAAATGGTTGCGGAGACTGCTCAACATGGATCACGAAATTGAGCGTCAGCGCATGTTGTACGTTAGCAAGCGTGAATTGCCGGAAGATACGTTTGCTGTTGTAAGGCTGTCTTGGTTTAGTGAATATGGTGTTGAGTCAATCGATGAGATTAAACTGATTTACGAAGATCAGGATGAAGAGGATATGATTCCCGAATTTTCTATGATTGTCGCCCAAGCGTTAAAAGGTGGTGCCGACGTTTCTATTTTGACAGATATTGAACCGGAGCTTTTAGGCTTCTTTGATGAATGACAACACCGGCAAGCCTATATCGAAACGCGATTGATCTTAATCGCTATAGCAACAGCGTTGCACGGCGGATCATCAATGCTTACAACGATATTATTTTGGATAGTGTTGCTCAGCTTCGTGCAATTGAAGATCTTGACGATTCATTCAAAGCAGCAAGGCTAAGGTCAATTCTTGCGCAGCTAAAAGAGTCGCTGGACACCTGGGCTGGTGATTCGACGGAGATTATGGTGCCTGAATTGCAAGGTTTAGCTGAACTGCAGTCTGAATTTGTAGAAGAGCAGCTTCGTAAGGTTTTGCCTGCTGGAAGTCGCAGCCTTGTCAATACGGTGGAAATCTCGCCGCAGTTTGCTCAAGCTGTTGTTACGACAGATCCTACGCAGATCAATGTCGTTGCATTGTCTGATGACCTTGTTGCTGCTGTGCAGGGTGCGCCGCAGACGTTTAGCTTGACGGCAGCGCAGGGCGCAACCGTCACGCTGCCAAACGGTAAGGTTGTTGAAAAAGCTTTTCGAGGCTTAGCTGAAAGCCAGGCTGAGCGTTTTGGTCAAATTGTGCGGCAAGGATTGCTGACGGGTGAGCCTACGCCTGAGATTGCACGACGCTTAAAAGGGCGACTTGAATTTGGACAACCGGCTCGGTCAGTTAAACAGTTGCAGCTTGCTGGTGGTGAGCTGACGAAGATGGCGAATCATCAGGTTGTGACCATTGTTCGTACAAGTGTCAATCAGGTAAGCAACGCTGCATCACAGCAGGTTTACGAAGCGAATCAAGACGTGACGAGAAAATATCGCTACGTTGCCACGCTTGACACACGCACGTCTGCAATTTGCAGGGCGCTTGACGGTCGAGAGTTTGAATACGGTAAAGGCCCAATGCCGCCGCAACACTTCAACTGCAGGTCTACCACTGTTGCTGTTGTTGATTACGAAGGTTTAGGTTTGACGCCGCCAAAACCTGGTAGGCGAGCAAGCATGGATGGCCCTGTGCCTGCAAATGAAAGCTATGGACAGTGGCTGAGTAAACAGTCAAAAGCAACTCAGGCTGAAGTGCTTGGTGCTGAAAAAGTTGCTTATTTCAACAGGCTGGCCAACAAGTATGGCCCAAAAGACGCTATTGCCAAGATGGTGCGCGATGATGGTTCAGAACTGACGCTTGAGCAGCTTCGCAAGCGTTACGGACGGATAAGCTGAAGCAACAGCGAAAAAGCAATGCCTTGTCTTGGTAGCTCTTACATGCCCAAAGGCAAAAAGAAAAAAGGAGGCAAAAAGAAGTGAAGCGTGGTGATCGTGTCAGCTGGACCTATCAAGGCAAACGCACTTACGGCGTAGTTACTAGCGTTGCTGGTGAGCGTGCAATGATCAAAGGCCCAAGCGGTGGCAACATCGTTCGCGTTGGCAGCAAAGGCGATCCTGTGATTCGGATCAAGTCTGAATCAACGGGCAATCCTGTGCTCAAACGTCAATCGCAATTGCGTAAAGCGCCAAAACGTTAATGGTGATATTATTTGATTGTAATTAACTCTACGAGTTATTCATGTCTGAAGAGCAAAATCAGCAGGTTACGTCTGTTGAAAACGCCAGCCCTGATGAGATCGCAAAGCTGAAAAACAGCATTGAGTCTCTTGAAAGGAAAAATTTTGAGTTGATCGGCAAGCTTCAAAAGAAAGAGCTGATTGGCGAAGTGCCCGATGACTATCAAGCGCTAAAAGAATTTAAGCGTCAGGCTGAGCAGTCAAAGCTTGAGTCTGAAGGCAAATATACCGAAGCAAGGCAAGCACTTGAGAAACAGTTCCGCGAGGTTACGGCGGAAAAGGATCAGCGCATC